CGCGATTGGCTTTGGCGTGCCATAGCATTCCCGCATCGACAGCTCGATATAGTATAGCTTTCCCTCAACGCTATGCTGTTTTACAAACGCCTCCGCGTCTTCGCGCGTTGGAAACTTAACGGCGTGTCTTTTGTCGTCAATCCAATGTCTCGCGGACCGCGTTCGAAGCCACAAATCATCCGAGTCACGAAATATTAGCCACGGCATACCTTTGTTCCTTTATCCGTCGTATTCTTGTTTCTCGCCTAGTCCCTCGTCAATCGCCGATTGTTTTAGCTCCCGCTCTTCAAACTCCGCCTGCTCCTCTAGCTTGTCGATTTCGCGGTCGAGATACCACGCCGCCTTCTCCAAGTCTTCTAACGCATCGCCTTTTCGCCCTGCTCTTAGCACGTATTTGATGACGTTCGCTAGTCGAAAGCCAAGCTCGAACGCCTCGATAACGTCAATGACCTCGATTCCGCCGCTCTTGTAATGCGACGGGTTGTTCACTGGATCGCTCACTTTTTCGCCCTTTCCTCTTGCGTCTTGTCCTGGTGACATTGGTCACATAGCGCCTGCAAGCCTTGAATTTCGATAAACAGCCGCTCGATGAAATCGCCGGCCGTTTCGCGGTCAAGCCGTCCACACGGGATGATATGATCCACGCTAATCTGATCGCGTCGGAACCACTCGCCGCATAGATTGCATTGCGTTTCGACTCGTTGCTTGCGTGTCGGATTGGCGACCGGTCGCGTCGCCGCGCGAATGACATCGTTACGCGGCGGCCACGCCCGCCACGACTTCCGCAATGCCGATCGAATGCGGCCCCAGAATTGGGCCTCTGTCATCCGACCGCCCGCGCGGGTCTTCGCGGGCTTTTTCTTTTTTGGCTTGCGTCGGCTCATGCTTTTTTTCCGCCATGCCGATGCGGTCGCGTCGCGTTGTAGCAGAGCTTTTCGCGGATGATTGCGTACAGGTCGATCTTGTGTGCGTCTGCGAAATGCTCGCAAGTGTCAACCGCAGTCAAAAATCCACAAGCACCAATTTCGTGATGCAGGCCCGAAACTACGGCAGGAATGCTTTCCAAGTCTTTTTCCGTGCCCAAAAAACAACCGCCCATCACGCAAAACCGCCGCGACCCCACATAGTCCGCAATGCGAATCAAAAGGTCGCCAATCTCCACCCAAAAGCCCTCCGGCTTCGGCACGCCACCGGATCGCAGCACGCTGGCGGAATCGGCATACCATGTCGCCATGCGTCCACAGCGGTATTCCTCCCACGCCTCCGACAGCTCCGCGTGAAAATTCACCCAGCACTCGACGGACGACCGCTCGCCCTCCCACCAGCCTTTATCGACGGCCATGGCGTGTGCCACGCACGTTAGCGAGTCGAAATCCACCACTTCATCAATTTTGTACGCCACTCGATGCCCCTTTGAAAAAAATGAAACTGCCCAAAAATTCGCCGCCGGCTCAGCCTCTCGACCGATCGCCAGTAGTGCCGTGTTTTTGATGCGGGCAAGGTCGGCCGCCACGAACACACCAGCCACCGAGCGGCAGGGAAAGCAATCACGATTGATTCGCGTCTTTGGCCCTGTCCCGCGCCGCCCAGTACTGCTCCCACAACTCGCCACGACCCATCACCGCATCGGCGAATGCGTAGCTATCGACCGCCTCCTGCTGCTCGACAATCGCTATCGCCGCCTCCGCCACTTTGACGATGCGGCAAAGCCGATCCTCAACCTCGCCAAACTGCCGACGGATTCGCTCGGCGCCCTCGCCATCCCATCCGATGACTTCCTGACATCGCACGTACCACACCGCATACTCACCAATCGCCTCACGTAGATTCATTGCTCGCTCCCTTCGCCTTCGCCCGCGCCTGCATAAACGCACGCCACAACTTGCCGCGTTCGCAAATGTACGTCGCACCATCCCTGCCCGCATCCGAGCCGTCGTTGGTTTGATACTCCACGTATGCTATCGCCGCCTCCGCCATGTCAGCCCACCGATCGATGCCGTCGAGCAATCGGCGAACGAGTTCCCCGTAATATTCGACCGCTCTCGCATTTCCGCTCGCCTTCGCCGCCTGCTCGCATGCGACGCACACGGCAAGTTTTTTCGCTTCCCTCTTGATATCCATCGCCAATCACCTCCCAAACCTTCTACGAGGACCCAGGAATCGCCCGAGCAGCACAATGCGACTCGAATATCAAAAAGCCCCTGAGGCGTTGAAATCATCGAATTCGGCCACTCTCCTTGCCCCGTTGGCTTCGCCATGATCCGCGAATCGCGTCCGGTGCGGAATCCAATCGAGAAGCAAATCGCCAACCCCTGCATGCCGATGCTTTGCGATGCCAAGATTGACCGTCTTGTCGTCAATCCGATGCAGGAACAACACCGCGTCGGCGTCCTGCTCGATCGCTCCCGATTCGCGAAGGTGCGATAGTTGCGGCCGGTCCGCCTTCTCGGCTTCGCGGTTAAGTTGTGCAAGACACAGGATTGGGCAGTCGAGCTCCTTTGCCATGTTCTTGAAATTGCGTGTCATCGTGGCGACTTTTTGTTCGCGAGGTTCGCGGCTGTCCACCGGATTCACCAACTGCAAGTAGTCCACCACGATCAACCCTAGGCCGCCGGCGGACTTCATCAATCGCCCCATTGCCCGAATCCTGTCCGTCGTCACGTTGCTGCCCCTCGAATCAAACACGCGCAGCGGATAATCGCGGATGTCGCCCGCCACCGCCGCTAGCATCTCCACATCCTCCGGCGACTCGGCCTGCGTGCGAAACGGCCGCCCGTCCACGCCGGCCTCGCCGCATAGAATCCGCATGACCAATTCGGTCTGCTGCATTTCGAGCGACACGAACAGCACCGGGTGATTGTCGCTCGCAGCCTGCATCGCAATTTGCATCGCCAGTGCTGTCTTGCCCATTCCAGGTCGAGCCGCCAGCACAACAAGCTCCCCGCCCAGGAACGCCCCGATCTGAGCGTTGATGCTTCCCAGTCCCGGCCAAATCACCGTCTTGGGCTTCCGCTCCTCTTTCGGTCGCCGCAAGTCTTCAATGATTCGAGCCGCAATCTGCCCGACAGTTTCCGCCGCGTCGATAGCCGTTCCAATCCGGCTTGCTCGATCCTCCAGCCATCCGCGAATCTCTTCGAGCGGCTGCGTCGGATCGTCCAGCCGCTTCAATAGCTGCTCGCCAATCGCCACCAGCGACCGCCGGCGCGACCCATCAAGCACCGCCTGCGAGTAGTAGGCGACGTGAGCCGCGATCCCGCACTGAATCAGACCCGCCACAAACGCCGGAGACCGATAGGAATCGATGATATCGGCCCTTTGGCGTAAATGCTCCATCAGCACCCACGGATCGCTTACGGGCCGTCCTGCGGCCTCCAAATCGCGAATGGCGTCCAGCACCCGACCGAGGTCCGCGTCCGCGAAGTCGCGAGATGACACGCTGACGGCTTTCGGCAACTGACTGGGATCGACCAAAATCGAGCCGAGCAACGCCCGCTCGACGTCGTGGCCTCTGGATGGTCCTGATGGCAGGATTGGCGATGCGATCATGGATTGGCTTTCCTTCGGACTCCCATGTCCGGCGTCACGCCCTTGATGGGATCGTTCAAAAGTTTGAATTGTCGCTGCTGCGGATTGTGTTTTGGTTGTTCCGGGAACAGTCCCCGCCACGATTGGCGTATGCTCGTGCGGATCGTCTCGACTGCTTTGTCGTGACCGAGCTCGACCAGCAGGCGAATCTGCTGCTTGGTCGATTGCGGAGTCAACCGAGCTTTGATCTCGCATCTATGGGCGGCCCATGCTGCCCACGCCTGCCGAAACAGCGTCGTATCCAGCGATGGCGGTATTGGTTCGGCTAGCGGATCGTAGGCGGTCTTAGTCGCCTTTGGTTTGACTGGCTTGTCCGGAGAATCACCCGGCGGTGCAGCCGCTGGAGTATTTTCTACGCTTCTATCCGTTCTAGTACTTCTACTTCTAGTATCAGTCGGCGTTTCACTGCGCGTGTCAGTGTGCGTATCACCGCGCGTGTCAGTGTGCGTATCAGTCGGCGTATCAATTTTTGATACAGTAGCTCCCGACTCGTCGCCTTGGTATTTGCCGTAATTCACTATCGTGACAAGGGTATGCGTCGCCGTCGTCTCGATGGTCACTAGCTCCAGTTCGACCAGCTTTGCCATGGCCTGCCGCCACGTGTTGATCGAAGAGTGGCATTCCGTAGCCGCATCCCGGTTTCCGCACCAAAACGATCCTCGTGGAATCCATTTTCCGTGGCTGTAGGTGCGTTTCCAGCACGCCCGTCGAATGCACCAGAGGAACGCCCGCAAGGCTTGCGAGTCGCTGAACACAGGATGATCCGTGATGGCCGCATACACCTTAAACCACCTTCCTAGCTCTTCGGACATTGTGAGTTCCCATCTGTCAGCCGGAGTGCTCCTAGGTTTCCATTAGGGCGCTAGCATGCGCCAGAGTGACCCCGGGGCCTCGCGGCTTGCCGACACTCCGGCTAACAGGTGAGGGTGTTTCGAAATGGAAATTCAGGTGCCCGCATTTTACGCCATGCGGACGGCTGGAATCAACCGTTGTCGGCAGTCAGCCGATACTCAAGCATCCTGCGGCCTCCAGACGGTCGCAGTCGCGTTTCGATCTTCCTCTTAGACTCCAGTAGTCCGCGAGCCGCTTCGTGGTCCTCTATTGACCACCGGAACCGACGAACGATGTCGCGATATTCGCGCCACTGGTCGCCGCTGCCATCGCCAGCCAGTTGCCGCATGTAGCCAATCAACTGCAACGATTGTGCGTACGCCTTGCCAGCAACCACGCCCTCTGCGTCCGCACGACTGCGGTATTGCGCGTAGTTCGCGTAGCACCGCCGCATCGTAGCTAGGCAAGCCGGCTGTGCCTCTGAATCGCGATTGGCGATTAAAGCGTGATAGGCTTCGGCAAATGCCGCCGCTAGCCGTGCAGTTTCATCGACGCCATCGACGTTGACCGAAAGCATTTCGTTGGCCTGCGACTGCTCGTAATACCGGTTCGCAGCCACGGCAGACGTGAACGCCTTAACCTGCCTTGCGTCGCTGTTCGATTCGCTATCGAAAACTAAGTAGATTCGCATTGGTAAAATTCCTTTGGTTATGGCGCAATCAATCGCGATCAGTCCGCGAACAATAGCCGCGTCTCTTGCTGGATTCGCGAAACCTTGGAAAGGTTGGCCTTCGCCGCTTCCAAGTATTCCGCCTTAAGCTCGCATCCATAGAATCTTCGCGGGTCACGCACCCGCAGCCCCGTTTTCGGCGACTTTCCGCCGATCGCCATGTAGCCCTCAGAGCCAATCCCAGTGAACGGCGAAAACACGATTTCCCCGGGGTTCGTGTAGAGCAACACCAGCCGGCGAATGACTTCCAATTGCAGCGGACAAATATGCTTCGTGTCGTCGTCGCCGCGACCATCTTTGACGTTTAGCGTGTCGGTTTCTTGAATGTCATCCCAGCACGCCTCCGCCCACTTGATCCATTCGTTGCGCGATACCTGCCCTTCGGCGTCGATGGCCACTTGATTGACGCCCGGCGCCCGAAACTTTAGGAGGTAATCCGGCAAGCATCCGCGTTGCTTGGCACGATCGCTTTCCAGTCCCGCGAATTGCAGTTCCCGTGACTTTGTGCGAATGGCTTGGGCCTGCGGATTCTTCCGCACGATCCAATCGTATTCCCACACCAGCCCGGCCCGCTCGCCAAGTCGAATATTCAGCCCGCGAAAGTCGTTCAAGCCAACTTCGCCGGTCCGCTTCATTCTTGGAATTTGTGCTACATGGACGACCACAACACGGCCGGGTTTTACGACACGCGCCAACTGACGATAGAAGAACGATAGATGCAGTTTTGCCTCAGTCCGCAAGTCTTCGCTGTTGCCTATATCCGCATGACTGGACGTGTACGCGTACAACGCGGGAAACGGCGGAGAAAACACCGACATATCCACTGATGCATCCGGCATGTCGTACATGTGCTCGATGCAATCACCATGATAAATCGCCCATTGTTCGCCGTTCAAAATATCGTTCATTGTGTCACCTTGCTCTTTGTAGTTGATTGATCAGATCCTCGCGTTCGGCTAGCAGTTCGCGAATCATCGCGGACAGCTCGCCAGTCGTTCCGGTCCAGCAATTGCCGCTTCCGTAGCGACAAGTCGCCTCAAACATCATTTCGGCGCGTTCGTCGCTTACGCTTGCCGCTATCATCGCCGCTTGTTGTCGCCACGACTGCCATGGCGTTTTGTCGAAAGGTTCGCTCCTGCTCTTTGGTGTCATGTTCAATCATCGCCGCCTTTCGTAGCACCGTGTCAACCATCGGCCGCTCCAGTTCCGTCACCGGAATGTAGACGTCGAGCGGTTGCGTCGAACCAACGCGATTCGACCGCTTCACGGCCTGATAATATTCCTCGTAGGAGTCCTGCAATCCGCTGAAAATCTGCCGAGTCGCACACTGAAGATTCAAGCCAAACCCGAGGATTTTCGGCTTTGATATAAGAACCTTGGACTGGCCAGCTTTGAATCCTTCGATGATTTCCCGTCGCTCGTCATGCGGCGTGCTTCCGTCGATGTTTGCGGCCTCTGGAATCGCCGCCCTTACCGCCGCTTGCTCATCGTTGTACCGGCACCAGATGATTGTCCCGCGTTCCGGCTCGCGATCCACGATTCCGCGAATGTGCTCAAACTTTCGGGTTTCGATCTTCTCGCCGCGATAGCTGCCTTTGGCAAGCTGAGCCAGTGCGGACCGCGTCCCGATTCCGCCGAGTGCATTCGCAGCGAATAACGATCCACTGTGACGCATGGCGAGCGATTGCTGCTCCTCTGTCAAACCAACGTCTTCAATGTGAACGCGAATCGGCGGAAGTGTGCCGCAATTGTCTTTCCATCCATACGTTGCGGGGTTCGTGAGGAACAAGCACCAATGCGACAACGCACGATAGAACGGCTCCAGTGCATGCGGTTTCAATTCCCATCGATTATCGGTCTGACCGCGATTCACGAAAAACCTGGCAAGAAACGCATTAACCGTTGGAAAATGATCGAGAAATACCGCGTGATTGGCGTACTCGATTCGATCATTCGGCGCCGGTGTTCCAGTGCAGCAAAGCTTCCACTCCAGCCCGGCGCCAAGACGCAAGCACGTTTGGCCCCACTTGCCATAGTGGCTTTTCAGCATCGACGATTCGTCAAGTGCCAAGCCACCGACGTTTCCTTGTGGCGTATCATCGGACAGTGCATCATAGTTCGTCACGCCGATCCCGCTTCCCGACTGCATCCACTCTGCCAGTCGATTGGCTCGCACTTGTTCAATCGGAAGGTCGGGATACCATCGCTTGGCCTCCTCAATTGTTTGCTCGACAACCATCAGCGGCGACACGATCAAAAACGATTTTCGCGGCGCCAGTTGTTGCAACGCGTGGCGAGCAAAGTCGATCAAAATCAGCGTCTTGCCGAGTCCGCAATCAGCGAAGACGGCGAACTTGCGTTTCGTGATTGCAAGTCGCGCAATCGCCGCCTGGTAATCGAAAGCCTGCGGATGCGTTTCGATGTCGCCGCGATCCACGGTAGGCGTTTGATCGCCGCCGACGTGTGGCGCATATTCATCCGGAAACGTGGCTTCGTGCCCTGTGAATGAATACGCCGGCAGCGATTTGATCGCTAAGAATCGCCGATAGTCATCTCGGCTTCGGGTGCTGAGTGTCACTTTCATGATTGCCCCTCCTCCAGCCTGCGAACGGCTTCCTTGGCTGCTTTGTAGTCCGCGACGGCCTTCACAAACGCATCCCACGTGCCTTCTACGTTGCCGCTATCGCACCACGCCAACCACGACTCCATGGCCTTCTCCGCCGCTTCGGCCTGGGCGATACGAGCGTCAAGCATTGCAACACACGCATAATGCTCGGCCGTTCCCGGCGATTGTCGCCGCAAATCGCTCAACTTGCATATCAATTTAGCTAACGACTCGTCATTCATTTCGCACCGTCCTTTCGTGGTTCGTACAGGTCGCAAAGTCCTAAATAGCTGACGTCCTTTCGCACTCGATCCCCACGCAATTCGATCGCCTCGCATCGCGACTTGACTCGACCGCTGAGCGGTCCCGAGTAGTGCGGAACCATGTAATGCGACACAAAATGCCTACACGTCCCGCAGCACTCGACCGGCTGTTCGCGATACGATTCGTCGCGGAATTTGATTAGTTGCGTCTTGGTTGGTTTGGTCATTCGGCCCGCTCCTTATCGCCTGACCACGCCGCTGGAATTTGCACTTCGAGGTATTTGCACATGTCGCGTTTTTGTGTCACTGACATCTTGCGAATGGCCACAAAGCCGAGCATCACAAAATCATCGTGCCACGGGAACACCGCTTGATCCTTGCCAACAATCCGCTCCCATTCGTGTCGAATGGCGTCGATCAATACGGGCCTCCATTTCCGTGTATCGCTCTGCCACTTTTCCGCGCCGGGTTGCCAATCTCGTTCATGCCACGCAACAAGAACGCGAAACGTCGCGATCCTTAGTGGCTCCGTGTCGCCAATTTCAAACGCCGCTCGGCCGCAGCCGGGATCGATCGTGTTGCCGAATAAATCACTAACCATCCGTCCAGCCCTCCGTTAAAACCTTCCACGCTAGCTCCGCCACGTGCGGAACTTGTCCATTTCCAATGGCTCTAAGTCGGTCCACCCTATGGGCCATCCCATCAACCACTCGACCCACTGCGGGTTCAACTTGCCACCAATTTGTTCGCTTAGCGGCCGGCTGTTTCGCTCCATGGTCGTCTGGCTTGCCTTGCCGCTTTTCCAATCGCGGGCCGTTGGCGTCGGCAGTTGTCGCATTTCTACGCACTGGGCGAGCGACATCCCGAACACTCGTCCACTTGTCTTGCTCACATTGCGACCCTCTGTCAGCCGCCTCATGGATGGCTGCGCAACTGGCGTCGGCAGCCTTTTTATCTGCTCGTTTCCTTCGACCATCTCCGCCAGCCCGCGCCCGTACCCCTCTGACGTCCTGCCCGGTTCTTGGCTGCGCGGCGTCGGTAGCCGCGATCCAGATTCTTTCGCGGCCGTGATACGTTGCCGGATCGCCAAAACAAAAGATGGCGTCGGCCGCTGATACGCAGCCCCATCGAGCGTCATACCCCATTTCGGCCAAGTCTCCAACGACCTTTCCAAGTCCTCGAACAGCCAGCATTGGGGAGTTTTCCACGAACGCAAATCGCGGTCGTACTTCGCCAATGATCCGAGCCATTTCACTCCAGAGTCCTGACCGTTCGCCGTCGATCCCCCTTCCTTTCCCGGCTGCGCTGATGTCTTGGCAGGGAAAGCCGCCAGATACGACGTCAACAATTCCTCGCCACGGTCGCCCATCAAAGGTTCGCACGTCATCCCAGACGGGAAACGGCGCCAAGCAGCCGTCGTTTTGTCGCGCCACAAGTACGCTTGCGGTGTAGGCGTCGAATTCGACTGCGCAAACTGTCCGCCATCCGAGCAAGTGCCCACCGAGTATTCCGCCACCAGCGCCCGCGAAAAGAGCCAACTCATTCACGACATCCTCCGGCCTTGCAAAGTTTCGTTGTCCACCAGCATCGCGTCGCGGATTCGAACCGCGTCCGTAAACCCAATCACGCCGAACGTGAAAACGTGACTGGCAGCCGCATCCCACGCGGCCCGCCGCGATGAACGCTCTACTTGCCCGTGATGGCCCTGCGACGTGCCGCGTACATTTCGCGCGCCTTAACGACATCCGGTTCGTCATCTCGCCATCCATAGGCCGCTGATAGCGAAGACATCTCGGCCACGGTCGCGACTGACTCCAGCTCCATTGACCAGCGGTCGAGCTTGCTCGGCTCAGTCGGTCCTGCGATTGCTGGAGCGGCTTGCACGCTCACCACTGTCTCGCTCACGGGCGTATCGTCTTCCGTTGCCGATGGCGGTTTTTCGCCGTTGTAGACACGCCATAACGCTTTCAGGACTCGCGCCCTCGCCTTGCCCAAAATCGCATCTTCGCCCATGCCGTTGTTGACGCGGATCGCCAATCGTTGGTCCATGCCATGCGTCGCGGATCGATTGTCGCGATACTTGACCTCGTAGATTTGACCAGCAACCGAAACAAATCCTTCGGCCTCAACACGAGCAATTCCGGGAACGGATCGCTTGGCGTTCTCATCCCACCGAGGATCGGAAATCGTCTCGATAGTCCCAAGTCGAATGTCCGGTGCCTCGTCCGCGATCTTCGCCCATCGAGCCTCCCATCCCGGCAACTGCAAATAGTAGCGGCCCGCGATGATGGCGAAATGATTGCCGGTCGGCTGTACGCCTTCAAGCAACGCTTGCGATATGGCGTCGATATACTGCGCGTCGGTCGTTTTGGCGGGATTGTCCACGGCAAACCCTAGCTGCGATCCCGCCAAGCTCTTGAATAGCTCCAGCTTGTCGCGAACCAGTTGGCGACAAAGTTGCAAGCCGGTCGCCACCGCCACGGCCCGCTCAATTACATCACCCGCCTTGGCAATCTGCTGCTGGATTGCCGCCAGTTTTCGCCCCTGCTCCGTTTTCGCTTCGATTAACGCACTCATTAGCCACCCGCATTAAAGTATGGATAGAAATCCCGCTACACGCTTCCGTCTGACGCATCCCGCGAACGATCGCGAACGCTTCTGTGTGACTGCAATAATCCGCCCATTCATGGGCCTCAGCGGCCCGCACGCCGCTATCGATCAGCGTTTCGGCCACATATTGCCGCACTGCCGAGCAACCGCACCGAGGACCGACTGGCGATTCGTAACGCCAGCCGCAACACCCGCCAGCCTCGACAATCTCGACCCGCAGCCGCTGCTCTTCCCGCGACAACTCTTGGCACACTGCCAATCGCGGCTTGTCGCCTCGCCATTCGTGATTGGCGGCCTCTGTGGCGTCTCGCAGTGCGGCCCGAAGTTCATCGAGCCGAGTCATACCGCACCCCACACGGCCACGTCGTACACGGCCGAGCAGACGCACCAGCCTAGGAACGCACTCACCGCGATCATCACCACCGCGAACCATTGGTCACTTGTCATTTTTTTCCTTGTTATCGTTCTTCGTGTGGAATCCAACCGTAAACACGCTCTAAGACCGGCTCCCACTTAGGATCTGACTCGTAATCCATCCACCCATGGCGTCGGGTTGTGCAATAGGTTTGAATGTTTGCCGTCCACTCTGTGACCCACAACCCGCTGAAATATTCCTGCTCTGCGTCATATTCCACCATCAACTCGCAACCGCACTCCGGGCAGGTAGCGACGCCACTCGGAACTCGCTTGCGTCGTGTGACGCTCATCTCGCCAACCTCCCCTTAATTACTTCGTCCTGTTCCGCCCCTTCCGTCCTGAACGCCTCCATCGCCCCGCCGCCGACCATGCCGCTCTGCGGATCGTATCCGCACCAGCCGCAGAGCCAGCAATATTCGACCGCCGCCGTTAGTTCAATAACAGTAATCGCCTCGCGGCGAGCGAATCGCAGCAGTTCCGCCCGCGTAAATACTGCCGCGTCGTTGCGTAGTAGCGTGCTGACGATGTCCAGCACCTGCTGCCTGCGATATGGAATGGTGGTCGCGTCGAACCGCGTCAACGCGCCTTCGTATGCTTTACTGGT